GATGAGAACGGCAGGTACCTGTACCGCAACATTATTTTCCGCCGTATGAAGGGCCACGGTAAGGACCCGCTGGCAGCTGCGCTGTCTTTGGTGGAACTATGTGGACCTGTGGCTTTCAGCCACTTCGGTGCTGACGGGCCAGTTGGTAAGCCCCGACACGCCGCATGGGTGCAGATCGTCGCCGTGTCCCAGGAACAGACAAAGAACACCATGTCCCTGTTCCCTGTGATGATTTCAGCCAAGCTGAAAGAGGACTACGCACTTGAAGTGAATAAGACCATCATCTACTCCACTGCAGGTGGTCGCATTGAGTCCGTGACGAGTTCACCGCACTCAATGGAAGGCAACCGGCCCACGCTGGTTATCCGTAACGAGACTCAGTGGTGGCAAGAAGCTAACCAAGGGCATGACCTCGCGGGTGTTATCGAAGGTAACGTAACGAAAATCCCCGGGTCAAGAACCTTGAGTATCTGTAATGCCCATATACCTGGTGAAGATTCGGTTGCGGAGCGTGATTATGACGCATGGCAGTCAGTAATGTCAGGTCAGGCTGTAGATGTAGGAACGCTCTACGATGCGTTAGAAGCACCTGCCGATACCCCTGTTTCGGAAATCCCTTCGGCCAAAGAAGACCCGGAAGGTTACGAACAGGGGTTGGCAAGGCTACGGGCTGGCATTGAGGTCGCTAGGGGTGACTCTAAGTGGCTACCAGTGGATGCCATCATGGAGTCCGTTCTGGACATTAAGAACCCGATCACTGAGTCCCGCCGCAAGTTTCTGAACCAGGTCAATGCGTCTGAGGACAGCTGGATCGCCCCGTACGAGTGGGACTCCTGCGCCACTGGTGTGCTTCTGCAACCAGAGGACCGGATCACNCTGGGGTTTGATGGCAGTAAGTCTAATGACTGGACTGCGTTAGTAGCGTGCCGTGTTGAAGACGGTGCGCTGTTTCTGATTAAAGCGTGGAATCCCACTAAGTATCCCAACGAGGTTGTACCCCGTGAGGATGTGGATGCCACTGTGCGGTCCTGCTTTGAGCGATATGACGTTGTGGCCTTCCGGGCTGACGTTAAGGAGTTTGAGGCGTACGTCGATCAGTGGGGTGCTGACTTCAAGAAGAAGATGAAGGTAAATGCGTCACCCGGTAATCCGATTGCGTTCGACATGCGTGGCAATCAGAAGCGGTTTGCGTTGGATTGCGAAAGATTTTTGGATGCGGTTCTTGAACAGGAGTTATGCCACACAGGTGACATAACGCTGCGGCAGCATGTTCTCCATGCTCGCCGCCATCCAACTACTTACGATGCAATCTCCATACGCAAAGCGTCCAAGGATTCCAGCAAGAAGATCGACGCTGCCGTCTGTGCGGTTCTCGCATTTGGCGCACGTCAGGACTTCCTCATGTCCAAGAAGAACCGAGGTAGAAAGGTGGTAGTGATCGCGTGACCAGCCCAGCACAGCAGATCGCACCCAATGGGTACGTTGCTAACTCAGTGGTGTCCCCCAGTATCGAAGCAACACGCGACTACATGCTGAACCANTGGCAGGCCGCAGTTAATGGACTGTCNTCCAACACCGCGTATTACGAAGGCACCAGCCGTCCTGACGCTATCGGTGTCGCTGTCCCGCCTGAGATGCGTAAGTTGCTTGCCCAGGTCGGATACCCCCGTCTGTACGTCAATTCCCTTGCGGAGAGACTAGAGATTGAGGGGTTCCGGCTGGGNGATGCCAATGAGGCTGACACTCAGCTGTGGGACTGGTGGCAGGCCAACGGCCTGGATGTGGATGCCCCTCTGGGACACACAGATGCACTAGTGCACGGCAATGCGTTCATCACGATTGCTGCACCCGATCCGACTGTGGACCTCTTTGGCGATCCCACTGTCCCGGTCATTCGGGTGGAGCCGCCAACCTCACTGTATGCAGAGGTCGATACCCGGAACCGTATGGTTCGTCAGGCTATCCGTGGCATCTATGACCTGAACGGGTCCAAGATCATTGCCGCCACTCTGTACCTTCCTTTGCAGACTATTGCATGGCAGAAAGATGACCAGGGTGCTTGGCAGGTAATCCAGCAGGTCCCCCACAATCTAGGAGTTGTTCCAGTTGTTCCGATTGCTAATAAGACTCGCTTATCGGACCTCAAGGGCACGTCGGAGATAACACCGGAACTGCGGTCAGTAACTGACGCTGCAGCCCGGATTCTGATGAACATGCAGGCAACGGCAGAGCTTATGGCTGTGCCACAGCGGCTGCTGTTCGGTGTGCGTCCGGAAGATGTGGGTGTCGATCCGGCTACCGGGCAGAAATTGTTTGATGCGTACCTAGCTCGCATCCTCGCATTTGAGGATGCTGACGGGTCTGCACAGCAGTTCTCTGCTGCGGAGCTTCGGAACTTCGGTGAGGCATTGGATCAGCTGGACCGTAAGGCTGCCGCTTACACAGGGCTACCTCCNCAGTACCTTTCGTTCTCGTCCCAGAACCCTGCGTCTGCAGAGGCCATTAAGTCCTCAGAGTCCAGGTTGGTGAAGAACGCGGAACGTAAGTGTCTGGTGTTCGGTGGGGCTTGGGAACAAGCCATGCGGATTGCGTATGCGGTGATGAACGGTGGGATGGCTGGCCTTCCCCCGCAGTATTACCGACTGGAATCCGTGTGGGCTGACCCGTCCACCCCGACGTACTCAGCCAAGGCCGACGCTGCAGCGAAGCTGTATGCCGGTGGTCTGGGGGTTATCCCCCGGGAACGTGCGCGTATCGACATGGGTTACACCATTTCGGAACGGCAGGAAATGGCAGTCTGGGANTCACAGGAGAACCCTGTGGCACAGTTGGCTGGAATGTTGTCCCCGTCACAAGCAGGGGCACCTGGAAAGCCGTCAGCGTCTGGCAGTCAGGCACCTTCGCCCTCAGCGGCGCAGCCTACGCAGACTAAGAGCCAATCCCCGCCGTCGTGAACGCGCAAGAGTACGCAGCTGAACAACAGCAGCTGAGTGCCCAGGCCGGTTCTCTCGCCATGAAGTACGCACATTTTGTGCTGAANCCCGTGCTGACCACTGTGGAGTGGCTGGCGTTCTTACAGCTTCTGTTCCCCACTATTGAACGTATCCGGTACCAGGCATCNGATCTGGCACGGACATTTGTTGATAGTGAGCGGAAGTTGTTCAACCCGACGCTCCCCCGGCATGACGTGTTCCTTGAGCACTACGATTTCCCACGATTCGTCGCCAACATGGAGCCGACTCGTAAACAGCTGACACAAGCACTATCCCCTCAGAACGCTGTNACCAACCTGGTGATGCACACAGTTCGGGAGGTAGAGGACGGTGGCCGTCAGCAGATCATCAACGCGGTGGAGTCTGACTTCAAAGCGTTGGAGGTAGTCCCGGGACCGGATGTAGCACCTAAGCCAGACAGTTCAGCTATCGACAAGATGAAACGTGATATCGCTGAGTCAGCAGGGCGGGTTGAACCCGCTCCTGCCGCACCAGAGAACTTGACAGTGAAGCCGTCCGGTCCTGTAAGGGGATGGGCACGTGTGGCTACTGGCAAGGAGACATGTTCGTTCTGTCTGATGCTGATATCACGTGGACCGGTCTATCTCAGTGCCAAGGGTGCTGGGTTGGACCTCCACGATGCTGGTGCTGCGGCTGCTCTCTCCAATGGGGAGGATGTATCCCAGTGGATGAACCAATGGCATATCGGGTGTGACTGCAAGGTAGTTCCCGTGTATGACAAGTTGGACTGGCCCGGTATGGATGCTGCTAACCGGGCTTTGGAGTTATGGAAGACCGCTTCCCTTGAGGCTCGTCAGGTGTTGAAAGACAACCCCGGCAAGACCTCCTTTGTGGGTGGCAAGTGGGTTCCTACCACCCTCAACCGCGAGACGATCAACTCGCTTCGCCGTCGCCTGGATTCAGGTGACATTTCCGCTAAAGACTATGCAGCCCTTTCGGCTGCGTAACAGGACCCAAGATGGGTCCCTTGATAACGCCCAGGAGGCACCAACATGTCCGACACCGCCCCAGCCGTTGACGCTGCTGCACCCGCCCAGGAGGCAACCTCGCAGGCCGAAACATTCAGCAGGGACTACGTAGAGTCGCTTCGCACTGAAGCCGCCAAGTACCGCACAGAGAAGAAAGANGCGGTTGAGGCAGGCAAAGCCGAAGTCATCAAGGAGTACGAAAGCAAGGCCGCTGATCTGAGTTCCAAGCTCGCAGAGCTTGAGTCCAGCAGTTCAGCCAGTCTGCTTGAACTTCTCAAGTTGAAAACCGTTCTGGGAGCCGAGATTCCTGCTGCGGATGTACTTGAGGTAGTTGCCTTGGTGCAAGGCACTGACGAGGAATCGGTGTTGGAGAGCGTCAACCGGGTCAAGTCGCTACTTGGCAAGGCACCCGCAAAGGTGCTTGCCACTGATGTGACCCAAGGGAGTTCGTCTGCCGTTCCCCTGAACGGCAATCCCGTCCTTGAAATCCTCAAACGCGCTGTTGGTGCGTAAGAGCCTCATCAATTACTTAGGAGTTTTAAATCATGGCAGTCCCAACTAAGGCCGCTGGCCTATCTGATTTCTCGACCTTCCTGCTCCCCGAGCAGGCGCAGGACTACTTCAAGGTCACTCAGCGGGAGTCCATTGTTCAGCGTCTTGCCCGTCAGGTCCCCATGGGTCCGACTGGTATCGCTATCCCACACTGGAACGGTGCCGTTCAGGCATCGTGGGTTGCGGAAGGTGATTCCAAGCCGCTCACCAAGGGTTCGTTCACCCGTCAGACCCTCAACCCGACCAAGATCGCTGTGATCTTCGCGGAGAGTGCTGAAGTTGTGCGTCTTAACCCGCTTGGCTACCTGGAAACGATGCAGCAGAAGATCGGTGAGGCTTTCGCCTTGGCGTTCGATGCCGCTGC